ATGGATTTCAAAGAGTATGTAAATTCGCTCCCAAATGAGCGTGATAAAGTGATGGCCGATTTAGCTATCCTTTGTCGGGTATCAAGTATCACTGTGTATAGATGGCTGCGCGGGGATTTCGTTCCCGACCCATTAAAACGAAAAGTAATTTCCGAATATCTTAAGATACCGGAAAACAAATTATTTCCTAATGTATAACCAATAATTAAGAAAATGAGAACAGCAGAATTTGAAAAGGCCATCTTAGATTTAGGTGGCGGCATCGTAATCGATGAGATGAAGTTAGCACATTCGGATGTTCGTCAAGTTAACGGACATACAGAAAGTTTGTTTATTATCTGGGATGAGCATGGTAGAGGATTTTCTGCCAACAGAACCGGAAGCAAACAAATCTTCTTCACAGAGGATGAAGATGGAATCCCCGTCGAAATGTGTGGCGTTCCTGTCAACCGAGACAGTACGTTCGATTTAAAATTTGAATGATGTATATCGATATAGATAGCCGCGGCACCTATTCTATAGTAGAATTAAGTAGAAGTGAATTGAATCTTCTACAGCGTGCCCTTGCCTCTTATGTCCGATACAACCTCGGGCATATTAAAAATGATGAAGCTTCAGCGATAAGGAAGTTTGATAATGAATTTAAAGCCGTAAGAAGATGAAGAGATTCTCGCAAAATAAGAGATGGACAAAAGATGATGCAGATTATATTCAGCGACATCTCGGGAAAGAGTCCTATGAGGATATGGCTGCCATGTTGAATCGCAGTCCGATGTCGGTAAGGCTCTATGTCCTACGAAAACGATTAACCGCAGGAGAAAAAGTAAAGCGAAATCTGTTGGTTGCGCTGTTGAACGTGAAATTCAAACATCCTGAAGACTTCAATCCCAATCGACTCTTTTATCAAGAGACTGGTATCGGGCAGCGAAGATACTGGGATTTGTATTTCGGCAGGAAAGCCATTACGGGGAAAGAATATGTTGCTGTTGCAACATACTTTGGAATTACCCCGGACGAAGCCTTCGAGTCTCGGCAGTTGGACTTATTTAATGAATAAGATATGGTTGACAAGAATTTTATAGACAAAGTAAAGTCTTCACTAAATATAGTAGATGTGATAGAGTCTTTTACTCATTTGCATAAAGCCGGGGTGAATTATAAGGGTGTCTGCCCCTTCCACGACGATCATACCCCCTCGATGGTGGTCAGCCCGTCCCGGCAAACATATCATTGCTTTGTCTGTGGAGCAGGTGGGGACGTTATTTCCTTTGTTCAAAATCATCTCAACCTAACTTTTACGGAAGCTCTCCGCTGGTGCTCAGCACAAGCAGGGCTGGAATTTCCTGTGAAGGAAATGACGCCTGAAGAAGAAGCAAGATACAAACAGAAGGAAGCACAGAGAATTGCCATCAATGCTGCAGCTCAATTCTTTCAGAACAATTTATCGGAAGCTGCATCGTTCTTAGAAAACCGCGGGTATGCACTTGATGACAAAACGCTTTCCGAATTCGGTATTGGGTACGCCCCGAATGGCAATGCTGCCATAACCTCTCTTACTGCAGCCGGCTATTCTGTCGACAGACTGAAGGAAGTGGATGTTATTGCCGTATCTGAAGATGGGCGACCTTACGACCGTTTCCGGGATAGAGTGATGTTCCCCTTTTACGACCTGCAGGGGCATATTGTAGGTTTCTCAGGAAGAATAGTTAACCCTCGAGATGGAATCGGTAAGTACATCAATACCGGCGAAACACCTCTATTCACAAAAGGAAAACATCTCTTCGGACTTTATCAAGCCCGTAAATCAATAGGTCGAAAGGAATTCGTTTACCTTGTTGAAGGGCAATTTGATGTATTGACCTTGCATAAGGTTGGCGTTGAAAATGTAGTCGGCGGTAGCGGTACCGCATTTACCGATGAGCAGATTAGCCTTTTACTTAGGTTCACCAACCGTATCGTTCTGATTTACGATTCGGATTCGGCAGGCATAAAAGCATCGCTAAAAAATTGCGAAGCGTTATTGAAAGCCGGTGCGAGTGTGAAGTGTATACGCCTACCTAAAGGTACGGATCCTGACGAATTCGCCAAACAGCATGGAGAGAAGACAGGTGAACTTCTTTTGAATAGCACAGAGCCTTTTCCCAAGGCATTCAAACGAATGCTGATACCTCGTGGCAATGAGGATGAAACCGTCATCGTGGATGCGCAGAATACAATATGTAATCTTATCGCTTACGTCCAAGATGCTGGTTTGCAATTGGAATATATCCGAACGACCGCACAGGACTTTAAAGTGAAGATGGGTATCATTGAGGATAAGGTAAGGAACGCCCGGAGAAAGATAAAAGAGACTCTTCCGGAGAACAATGCGCAAAGTGGTATCTTTGGAATGGACTCTTTAAAAGAGAACCTGAAAAACGATAGCCCCGCCATCATTACTTCAGTAATGCAAGAGTTTCTTGATCAATATGGCGAGGAACCTGTTGTATATGTTTCCGGTTGTGCATCAGCTAATGACATTCAGGAGCTTCGTAGAATTTATTGTTATTTTATTTCTTCTGATGCCGGATGTGGCATTAAGGAAGATGGCACCGAAAGCGACTACCTGAAATCTCTTGCTGAAATGTTCCGGGCTGGATTTTCTTTATCCATCGTGGATGGCGAGAAAACGGAGTTATTTTTAGATTACTACATTCGGCTACACGGTAAATTTATTGCAAATTATGGGGGCGATAAGGTACCACTTGTGATGCGTTGCGTAGAGTTGACCAGCTTTGCGGAAGATTCTGTTATCGTTGTTAACCGCGGCAGTTATTGCAACTTGCTGAAGTTAACGAAGGGACAATTTGATGAGATTCGTAAGCCATTTGTCTTAAAGCGCAAGTCTGCAATGAGAGTGAGCTTGCAAACCGATAATCTCGAAGAAGAGGACTTTGACGTAAATGATCCGCCGGATTATGTCAGAGAAAACGACGAATATCAAAAGATGTGGAAAGAGTGCGGGTATTACCCGCGTTTAAATAAAAAGAGCCAACCTGTTTGTTATATGTTCCGTAACAAGAATGGAAACGGTATGACGCTGGTTGCCGACTTCTTCATGGAACCGCTGCTCCATATCTTTTCAGACGATTTCGAACAGAATAAACGTGTGCTCCGAATTAATCGGAGATTCTATGAAACGCCTATATACATTGAGATACCATCCAAAGCGTTGCTCAAGATGTCTTCAATAGAAGAAGTGCTGATTAATTATGAAGCAGTCAACTTCAATGGTGAAGAGTGGCAATGGAAGGCGATAAAAACCTATATGAGCCGTCACTTTGTGATGTGTTCTGAAACGAAGGTATATGGAAACCAACAGTCCGATGGGATGAGTAGAAAACTCGACGAACAGTTCTTTGCTTTTGCCAATGGCATCTTCCACAATGAAAATAATGAGTGGAAGTTCGAGCCCGTTAACGAGCTGGGTGTTGTTGCTCACAATGACAAAAATTATTACCTTCCGGCATTCTCAACCATTTACGCCGGCAGTGGAAAGCAGTCTGATAAATATGAACTGATCAGCCAGCTTGTTTACAAGGAAGTGCCTGCCGAAAGAAAGGTCTCATTTGAAAAATGGGCTACACTGATGGATCAAGTATACAAAATAAATGACAATGGTAAATGGGCTGTTATCTTTGCTATCATGTGTGCCTTCAGAAGTAACATCCATTGTATTGACAGACTATTTACCGCCCCCTTCTTCATGGGGCCGATGTCTTCAGGAAAGACGCAGATCGCAATTTCTATTCGCTCGCTTTTTATTTCGCCCAATGTACCCATATTCAATCTGAATACAGGAACCGACGCAGCGATGTCTACCATCATGGGGACATTCAAAGATGTGCCGGTTGTTCTTGACGAATATAACAACAAGGATATTTCGGACACCAAGTTCCAAGCTCTGAAAGGTATCGTCTATGACGGCGACGGAAAACAAAAACGAAAAGGCACATCCGGGCGAGAGATAGAAAACGACAAAGTCTTTGCTCCGGTTGTTATCTGCGGACAGGAAACGCCCCAGCGCGATGATAATGCCCTGATGAGCCGCGTGATTGTTTGCGAGGTTCCGAAACCCCGTAATCGTACACCGGAAGAAGTGCGTATTTTCGAGGAACTCAAGACGATAGAAGATCCAAATAAGATAGGATTATCAAATGTTCTCCTTGAAATTCTGAAGTTGCGACCTATGTTTATGGATCACTTCCGACAGCTGAAGCAAGAGGCTTATAACGAATTGAAGCAGGATGTAATCAATTCGGGTGAGATGGACCGACTCATGAAGACGGCATCGCTATTCTTGGGGACGGTAAAACTGATTGAGCAATATTCGCCATTAACCCTGCCCTTTAGCTATGCAGAGTTTTTCCGTATTGCGCAAGATAAAATCAAGTTCCAACTATCGCTTATACGGAGCACGGACAAGTTGGCCATGTTCTTCACGGCAGTGAATAATATGATTGATACCCGGCAAGTTGTTGAAGGGCGCGACTTCCTTATCGAGCAGCCTAAAAAAGTTACAGGAATGGATACTCGGGGCGAAAAACATACATTCACATTCGAACAGGATGCAAATGTCATGTTCTTGCGCTTAAGTGCCGTCTTCAGTATCTTCGATAGAAACGGATACAATAATGAGGGCAGTACCTTATCTACCATTGAGCAGAATTTACGAAGTCACTCATCATATATCGGAACTGTTCCTTCACGTCGATTTACTTGGGAAGAAACAGAGGATGTTGCTCGTGCTGACTATGATGGTACCTTAGTAAAGGTCCGTAAGCCGAAATCCACGTCTACAAGTGCCATCATTATCGATTACGATAAATTCAAAGAGGCGTACAGCATAGATTTCCGACGAGCTTATTCCGCAGAACCGGAGCCAACGCAGGAAGAAGAACCTCAGACTGAAACTGTACCCACACCGGTAAATGATAGCCCGGATCTTCCGTTTGCACCGATGTCCAACAATGATCAACCCTTTTGATGGATAAAATGAAAGCAATAAAGAAACCCATATTAGACGCTTGCTGTGGGGGCAAGATGTTCTATTTTGATAAAAACGACGACCGTGTATTGTTCCAAGATATACGGGATATTGAAACAACGCTCTGTGATGGCCGCCATTTCGAGGTCCATCCTGATGTGCAAGCGGATTTTACTGATATGCCATACCCAGACGGCATTTTTTCTATGGTAGTATTCGACCCGCCCCACTTGAAGTATTCAGGAGATACCAAAGAATTAAAAGGTTGGCAAATGATTAAATACGGACATCTGGGAAAAGGTTGGCGCGCTATTCTTACTAAAGGCTTTGTCGAGTGTTTCCGTGTATTAAAAACCGGTGGCTTCCTCATATTTAAATGGAATGAAACTGACATTAAGGTTGCTGAGGTATTGAAGCTAACTCCGGAACGTCCGATCTTCGGACACATATCAGGCAAGCGGGCTAATACGCATTGGATATGTTTCATGAAAAAATAGATAAATCCTCATTCTTATATTATACATAAACAGTATATAATACCCCAATTTATCTATTACAAAGATAATAAAAAGGGGTGATATAGCCAAGGAAAAAGGCATATATTTTCTGCCAAAAAGTCATTTTTTTTCACCAAGTAAACCTTACTTATCCCTCAAATAAGTAAGGTTTTTTCATTACATTTTATCCAACCCAAATCGGCAAAAAATCCCCCGAACCCCCAAAAATCTAAAAAAACCTCGAAAACACGAGTTTTGAAAATATTTTTCAGAAAAATCGCTTCCTACAATCCTACAATCCTACAAATTGATTTTCTTTCAAACTCATATAATTACATAACTATCTATATATCAATAAGTTATAGGTAAATCAATAATAATGTTAGTTTGTAGGAAATGTTGTAGGATTGTAGGACGTTGTAGGAAATGGCTTTTTGGGGTAATTTTTATGTTTCAGTAAGTTCCATCCTACAAAATTACCCCTGTAGGACGTTGTAGGATGAAATTTTTCTTTGAAATAATAAAATAAATATTTGATTTTATTTTGTAAATATCTGATAATCAATTATATTTGTAGAAAATAAAATAATTTGTAGGATTGTAGGACGGTAGGAAGCAAAAAAACGAAAAAAGGATATGGAAAAAGAAAAACGTGCGCGAAAGCAAATGGTGACCATCCGGATTGAGCCCTACCTTGCCGAGTACATTTCGGCAAAGTATGGTACTGATGGTGTGAGTGGTGGGGTAAGAATTCCTTGCACCAGCGACCTATATTTTTGTCTTTGGGAGAATATGACAAAATGTCGTGCGAATCAAACTCCTCTCGCCGATGGAAACCTGCGTATTTTTTTGCCAAGTAGGAAGGCTGGGGTTGATGGTTCGCCATGGAAAGATCCAGCCTATTATAATCATCTGTCACCAGCGGCAGTGAAGGAAATTGAAAACCATATCCGAAAGATGTTCAATTTTGAGTTACATCGAGTGTTGCTCGAAAATGAAGAGTTCGGACGTTCCAAACGCAATCTTGATGTTATATATGACTTCATTCATGAATACCAACTGAAGTCAGTTTCTTCCGATGCATTGCTGAAGAATTATTATCGGTATCGAAACCGACTCAGACCCAAGAAGATAAGAGCATATAGAAAAATGTCATTATCTTAACATTATTTAATACAGACCCAATACCTGTTTTTGTCCTTTAAAATTTACTGTTATGTTAGAGTTTACAAATCTTATCAGAGTAGAACCATTGTCTTCGGAAAATAAAGTTTATGAATTGATGGCAAATACATTCTCTTATATTCCGCAATCCAGTGATAATGATTCAGGTAACTATTGGAACTGCGATAAAACAATAGTTATTGACCTGCCAGATGCTGCTACACGTAAGTTTTTCTCTATTGAGCGGAATGCAATAGTCACGATAAAAGCCTCTGACGGTCGTTCGTTCAGTATCGGTACAAAAGAAGTACCGGCACGTGTGCAAATCTCGTCTAATCTCACATCTGCTAACCTCATAATCAAGTGTAAAATGCTGAAAGATCCCTTGCTTTAAGTCTTTTGCGTCACCTTATATAATAGGTAATTTCGCTCGAAAAAGATAGTTCAATGAATGATTTACAGCAACTTCTTATCTCGGGCAAGCCTCTGTATATAACTATTGACGGCTTTCGCCAAGCCATGATTGAAGCATTTCCTTTAACAGGAGAAATGCAGATGCCTGATGTACAAAATAAACTGTGGATATTAACCCCTGAACATCGAGAATTTTTGAATAAGCATTCGTGGTACCAACTGGAAACGCGGGAAGCTCTCAAGGATTTATTGCAAGCCCTCTCTCAAGAGGATGAACAAGCATCTGTATCCATCACTACAGACTTCGATAGTGAAGAGTTGCCGGAAAATTCTATTGCTTACCACCGTGTTTGGGGTACAATCATGTCGGATAGTTATTGGTATTTTTCTTCCAAGCAACTCGAATTGGATCTGTTGGCTGCCGAAGCGAACCCGCAGATCACCTGCCACTTTCTCCATATCAATTCGCCCGGTGGTGCAGCTTGGTATCTTGACCGGCTCAGCGAAACACTCCGTAATTGCGAAAAACCGATTATAACACTTTATGAGCAGATGTGCTGCTCTGCCGGCTATTACATTGGTTGTCATGGCGAAAAGGTATATGCGCTGACCGCCAATGATTATGTGGGTTGTATTGGTACCATGTGCAGCTTCTATAATTTTAAGCCATACTTCGAAAAACTGGGTATCAAGTACATCGAATCCAAGGCCGATAAGTCGGACCTTAAAAATAAAACGTTCGATGACTTGGAAAAGGGAGAGGATAAGAAGTTTGTTGATGATTTTTTAAATCCTCTTAACGAACAGTTCCTTTCCGAGGTACGTTCTCAGCGTTCCAAGCTGGCAGAACAAGATGAGAATGCACCGGTTCTGCGAGGGGAAACTTTCTATTCGAGTGAGGCAATGGAAATAGGTCTCAACGATGGAATGAGAACATTAAGTGAAGTAATAGCCGAAGCGGTTAGTATGGGTGCAAAATACTCGGAAACAAAGAATTTGAAAAGTGCCATTTATAGTATAATTTAAAACTTTTATTTATGAATTTCAAAGAAAAATTGACAGCAGTCCTTGAGCTTCTTCATCTCAAACAAAAATTTGAAGAGAAGACATTGACTAAAAACGAGTTTAACTCGATTGTGGCGGAATACCAGAAAAAGTATCAAACCACATTGAACGACGATCTTTCTGCTGAACAGGAATCACAGAAAGGTGCCGAGCAGGAGGCAGAAATGCAAACCATGCTCAATACCATTCAGGCTGTGATTGCTAAGATTAATCCGACAGCAGAGACGCCGGAAGAAACCGAACAGCCGAAACAGGATGCTACGATTGCAAGTATTCTTGAGAGTTTGAACGGGATTCGTGAGGATTTCAAGGCGTTAGCTGCGAAGCCTGCAACGGATGTTCCGCAGCAAACCGTTAATGCATCGCCTTTGAGTATCAACGGTTTCGGTAATACATCGCAGTATCTCTTCGGTATAGAACATCCCATGTTCTCAATGAAAGATCGCTGGAATCAGATTGCAGCCAACCCTCGTGCAGCAGCTGCCATGCCGGAAGTAGATGAGCAGGTAGACGGCGTTGCTTTCTATAAAGCGGCTTGCGACTATGCCAAGAGTCTGAAAGCTCGGTATCAGTATCTGCAGCAAAACAAGATGCTCGATGCTCCTGCACTCGCTGTTGGTAAGTATGCCACCAACTACGAAGGTGTAGATAAAGCAGGTGTAGGCGATCAGTTTGTTGTACTGCGTCAGGATGCAATTATTGCCCGTGTACTTCAGTTGCGCGATGTAACGCAATTCTTCCCCGTCGCTTATGGCTATCAGGACCGTGGACTCGTCTTCAATGCATTCTTTGATGAAGTTTCTCAGGCTTATCAGCCCGGCGAAGTCTTCAAAGGCGGCATGAAGATCGAAAATCACATGGGTTACGTTGACGACGCCATGATCAAGATGGAGTGGGGACCCATGAAGGAACTTGAGCGTAAGTATATCGGTTATCTTAACAAGGAGGGTTCTGATCCCATTAAGTGGACGATGATTGAGTATCAGCTGCTCAATACGCTCACTACTGCACAAGTGGAGCAGAATAAACGCCGTATACGGGGTATCTATGTAAAACCGGAACAAGGGGTAGCGGGTAGTTCTCGTAATGCCGGTACCGGTGTTATCTACACTCTGCTTCGCTACGTTCATCAGTACGACATTAAACCGCATACAGATGAAACGTATCGCTCCTACACGCCGGCAACATTCCTTTCTGCCGTACAGGAATTCATTGCAGACGTTCAGGCTTCTATTTCTGAAGATATGGATCTTGATCAGCATTTCGTATATCTCAACAAGAATCATCAGGCTTGGTGGATAAAGAATGTACGTGCAGCGTATGGCAAGGATCACGACTTCACGGGCCCAATGGGTGCACTTAATGTGGTTCCCGATTCTACTATACGTATCATCTGGTTGCCTTATCTTGGCCAACTCCCGTTCATGATGTTGCACCAGCCGGGTAACATCCAGTTCCTGGAATTCGTTCCGGGCGAAATGCTCTCCATGAAGATGCAGGAGCAGATGGAACAAGTACGTGCATGGAGCACTTGGAAAGAAGGTTGCTCTGCCTCGTTCACCGGTCGCCGCTTCAACACGAAAGCTGAAATGGATGCCAATAACTACGAGTGGCAGCAAATCTTCATTAACCTCTTTGCTGCTACCATCACCGATAAGGTAGATGGCAACAATGGATTCTGGCAGATTACCGGTGCCACCACCACGCAGGAAACCTATACCGACATCGCAAATGCAAAGGTCGGTGTAGCATACTGCATCGAGGCTGGCGACGCAACGAAACTGCCGAAGATTGCAAAGTCTGGTAAGTTTGCCAATATTTCAGCAGCATTTACTGCAACAGCTGTCGGCGACTATATCATGGTAATATTGGGCAACGATGGTAACTTCCGTGAATTGGAGCGTTGTGTCGGTGGCAAACGCACCATCAACAAAGAGTTGCAACCCAATGTTCCGGGTGGCCGTTAAGTGTAAGCCATTTATATTTGTATAACTCAGATAGGGAGTCGCTTCGGCGACTCTCCATTAAAAACAAAAAAGAAAATGAAAAAAAATAATATTCAAAAAAGATTTAGAGCGTGCAATCCTACAAAAGGTTTTAATTACGCTAATCGCCAGGCACGCAACTTATTCATGGTTGTGTTTGCTCTCTTCGGTATCGTGCTTCTGTTGGGAGCACTTATTGACCATTCCGTCCTCTGTTTCGGTGGCTCCGGTCTGACGCTTGCATCCATGGTTGCCATTGGTAATGTAGATGATGTCTCCGATCGTGACACGCATGGGTCTGCAATTTCATACATTGCATACTTCATTGCCATCGACCAAATAGATCGTACAAAAGCATTTCCACAGCCGAATGCCACACGAGAGGTCGGTCCTGTTCCGTTAAAAGATGGTGAAGTCCCGCATTACTTCGAGGCGCACGATATACCTACTTTTACAGGAACGACAGAAAAAGGCGATATTACCACGACCGGCGAAAATAACTTCGTTATGATAATGGGAGGTGCCCGGGATATTCTGTATAATTTCATTGAAGAATATAGCGGTGGCAGATTTATCATCCTGTTTAAACATATCAAATCGGCACAGTGGTACATCATTGGCGAGTTGGAACGTCCCATGATTCTGAACTCAACAGAAACGAAGGACGATAAGGATGGACGCTATACAACGCTGACATTCAAACGTAGTTCGGTAGATTTACCACTGAAGTATACGGGCAATCCGGGTGTAACTGCAGCGATGTCATTGGCTGCAGATACCAAGACGGTTGCTATTAAGCCGAACTCGAACACCTATAAGATTGTGAATGGTACGGCGGCAGCAGTGGCTATGGATAAAGTTTCTGGACTTACCAATGGCGATAAGGGTCGTTACATTACCTTATTGGGTGCCGGAACAGACAAATCGGCTACCATTGCCGATAGTCTTGTTTTCGTTCTCGAAGATGGTGCTACATGGACGGCTAAAGAAGGTGCCAGCATTACCTTCCGTGTCCTCGATACAAATACGCTCATAGAGGTTTCTCGCGTAGAAGTCTTATAAGTAATTTAGAATTGATAGTAGGTTCAATTGAATCTGCTATCAATTCTTGTAATCATTTAAATTTAAAGATTTTATATGCAAAGCGTAAAAAATAAATTGGCTCTGTTTAATTCTCTCCGCGAAAACTCTATGCCGGAGGTGGATTTGCAGCTGTTAGAAAAGAAATATCCACAACATCCCGATATTCCACGCTTCCGGTTTTGCCCGGAACGAAGTGCGGACGACATTCTTTTCACCCTCTTGGATTTCGCCACAGAAGATGAAATCATTGAGGCAAGGGATAGTGCAGAGAATTCGATAGATAAAACACCTAACCCTGACGATAAACCATTGGATGGTGAAGGTGGTGAGAACCCGACGGATGAAACACCCAACCCTGACGATAAACCATTGGATGGTGAAGGTGGTAAAAACCCGACGGATAAAACCCTTAAAAGGAAGGTTTCTACGAAGCCAAAAAAAAAGAAAAAGAAGTAGTACATAAGGAGCAGGAATATCCCAATATTGATTGGGACGACCTCGCTAATCCGGATGTACAAACCGCTACCATCATCTATAACGACCGTATTAATACATGGCGTAAGATGAAGCAGCTCGACGAACAGTTGGAGACGAAGCCTACCGCACAAGCCGTAGCAAATATGGCAGAACTGCGCATCCGAAATCTTCAGGCATTCGCCGAGCTGCAATCATTTAATGATACGGGAAAATTTATTTGTAAACATCCTCTGCTTTTCGGACGTTCCGAGATTGCACAACTAATCAAACTATTGAAAGCGGATCCTGCGGAATTCTTACGGCAGCATAAAAATGTGTTGGATAATATCAAGCGTTATCGAGCATATCTCAAACGTACAGAGCGAAAGAACCGCAGAAAGCAAGATAAACAAAACCTCGAGAAACATCAGGAGCGGGAAAGACTCTTTAAAATGGTTCTCGAACAAAACAATAAGTAACAATGGAAAATTCAATAAAAGTTTTTAATTTGGGCAATCTTCCTACTGCCCCGCTGGATTCTTTTAATGAGCTTCAGGAAGATTTTAAAATATCTGACCCTGATAAATTATCGAAGCTACAGATGCTAATTATTACTCGTGGTTTCAAGTATTCATTTAAAGTATGGAAAGATTCTGAAGGGAAATTATGGATCATCGATGCGCATCAGCGTCGAAAGGCACTGCTCGGTCTACGCTCTTACGGATTCGCTATCCCTGAAATTCCTTATGAAGAAATTCAGGCATCCGATAAACGTGAAGCGGTAGAAGAGATTGCAGCTTACAATTCCGAGTTCGCGGCAAAAAATCCGGATACACTGTTATTCAATAAATACGATATAAAACCGATAGACCTATCCAAATTCAATTTAGGTTATGAGGTAAAAAAGACGGATTTTTCTATTGCCGGAGATAAATTGTTTTCAACGGAAAGTGAGAGTGCAGAGATTCAGGAAGACGATATTACGCTTTCTACGAGCAATGAATTTACACAAAATTTTGTTCTTCCCGGTGACGTATTCTGTCTTGGCGGTAATAGGCTGATGTGTGGCGATTGCCGCTCAAAACAGGATGTACAGGTTTTAATGAATGGACGCCTTGCCGATATGATTCTTACCGACCCTCCCTATAACGTAAACTATGAAGGAGGCAATGACCAAAAGATGACCATTCAGAATGATTCGATGGAAAAGGATCTCTTCTTTCGGTTTCTTAAGTCTGTTTTCGATATGGCATTCTCTGTTCTTAAGTCCGGCGGTTCTTATTATGTTTTTCATGCAGATACCGAAGGGGAAAATTTCCGACGGGCTATCAGGGAGGCAGGATTTAAGATTGCCCAATGTTGCATCTGGGTAAAAGATATGTTTGTGATGGGACGGCAAGATTATCAATGGCAGCATGAACCTTGCCTGTATGGATGGAAGCCCGGAGCTGCTCATTATTGGAATGCCGATAGAAAACAAACCACGGTGTGGAACTTCGATAAGCCTAAAGCGAATCGTATTCATCCAACGATGAAACCAATTGCATTAATGGCTTACCCTATAAGTAATAGTACGAAGCATGGGGAGATTGTCGTGGATTTGTTTTCAGGCTCGGGGTCAACCATAATGGCATGCCAGCAAACCGACCGTATTGGATATGGTATGGAAATCGATCCGAAATACGTGGCTGTCTCGGTTAAAAGATTTATGGCAATGTTTCCACAGCAGCCTGTCTCGCTGGTGAGAAACGGAGAAACACTCTTGCCTGAAGAAACGAAACATATTATATCATGTCAGAGTTAGAAAAAATAGTTACAATTCTATCCGATGAATATGTACAGTCGGTGCGGACATTCGGTGCGTTAAGCTATACTCCTGAACGTATCTGTCGGTTGCTTGGACTGAAGAAAGATGAAAGTATTGTATTACTGCTACGTATAGAAACTCCCGGCGATGTCTATTATGAAGCCTATCAGCAAGGCTGTGCGCTGGGGGAATATAATATAGATGCAGAGCTCGCCAAGAAAGCGGAGAAAGGCGATATTGAGTCCATTACACTGTTGGAAGAACGTAAAAATGAGCGTTCTGAAAAAGATATGCGATTTAAACTGTTTGGTATATGATGAAAAGTGACATCGAGAAATTAGACTCCATTCACCCTGATCTTATCTCTACATTTCTGACGAATGGAGACTGTGAAGGTATTCCTGCTGAGATAAAAACCTTTTTACAGCAGTTGCAATGGTCTGCCGAAATCTTCGAATTTGAGCGGAACATAACTCGGGCGGCAAAGAAACTTCGTCTGCGCATTAATGCCGAGCAGCACATCAAAATAGAGGAACGTACTTGTATGGCGAGAATCTATCAAGCCATCAATTACTTCCAAGTTGATTGTAATGTACCTATCAAGGTATGGGAAAGCAATTTTGCAAATAAGTATGAAGACTTAGCCAAGGCTGTGTGCCCAGC